AGTTACTATCCGTTTGACATCCTTGTAAACAAAACTTGCAAACGATGCGGGAAAGTGGTTGTCCCGAAACAACCACATCATTCATCTGACGAGGATTAATTTATGAGTATTCGTTCAAAGGCTATGATTGAAACTGGAAAATTTCTTGCGTACTTCAGCATCATTTTCTGTGGCTGTTATGTTCTTCTCGATCAACTTGGTCCGAAGTTTGGATTGATTGTTATTGCTTTGGGTTTGATTGGTAGTCTTGCATGGTCTGTTTATGATTATTATGTCAACAAGTTTACTCTTGAAGATAAGTGGAAACTCTGATCAGTCCTTGTAAAACTATATGCAAACTCGACGCCCGACGTGAATATTGCGTCGGGTGTTTTCGCACTGTTGCAGAGATAACTGATTGGCGAAAGTTGTCTTTGAAAGAAAGGGAGCGTATAATGGAAGAATGTAAGAAACGCGAATATATAAAGACGTATTCCGCAAATAACTCATAGGTGATTTATGGCTAATGTTAAATTCGAATATAGTGGTAAGTTGAGTGATGGTCGTTTTTGGGATGAGACTTCCAACAAACGAGTCGTTGTTGAACTTGAAGATAATGATTTGAGTGTACCTGAAATGCTCGAGGAGTTTATGAACTTCATGCAAGCAATTGGATACAAGTTTGAAATTGGTGATCGTTTCGATGTTGTAAATGATTTTAAAGAGTTTGAAAAAAACGATAAGCAATTTGATTTAGACTTCGGTCGCGGCACAAGTCATACGGATTTTGGTGCTGTTCCTCCGAAAGGACAGCCAATCGTAGATGAAGGTGGTACTGTTATTGGATTTGCTCCATTGCCACCTGATACTGCTTCTTGAGGTGATCTATGCCAGCCAAAACAGGAACAAAGCGTCACGGTAAAGGTCGCGCTAAACTCGGTTCGAAAAAAAGAGCAGCCAGACGTAAGAAATCGTGAGTACACTTCAGTCAGTCACACCAAAGTATGACATTACTTGGTATGTGAAGTGGACCGCAAGTATTATCACACTTGTTGGTATCACGATCCGAGCCAGTGGTCTCGTCCAATATCAATGGATCGATTTGATCTGTAGTTGGATTGGGGCTGCTGGCTGGTTCTTTGTTGGCTTCAGATGGAATGATCGTGCGTTGATGATACTCAACGGAGTGATTGGTGTAGTTTTGTTTGCAGGAATAATGAGGCATTTTCTGTCATGAAGATTTCGATCGGTAAGTATCCAAAGAAGGGTGAACAAAAGAAGTCTATTCGTATTGATCCATGGGATACTTGGAGTATGGATCATACTCTTGCTGAGATCATTCATCCGATGCTCAAGCAGTTGCGTAAGACTACTCATGGCGCGCCTTATACCGAAGATGAGGATGTTCCTGAGAATCTTCGCTCGACCAATGCCAAACCCAAGAAGAATGAATGGGATGTGGACGAGTTTCACTTTAAACGTTGGGACTGGATCATGAAAGAAATGATCTGGGCTTTCGGCGAACACGCAAAAGACCGCGAACCAAACTTCTGGATCAAGAAGCCCAAACATAAATGGGTGGAAATTGAAGGGCAAGATTGGAAAGAAATGATCACCAGCGACAAAGGCATCTACGACGAAGAAAAAGCCAAAGCATACTGGGCGCGCAAGAGGAATGGCTTTCGCTTGTTTGGAAAGTATTATCAAAATCTCTGGGACTAAAATGAATTTATATGACGGAATTTTAATCAAAGAAAATTTTTTTGATGATCCGTCATACATCAGAAACATCGCACTATCTTCTAATTATATTCCTTGCGACTTCTCGATAACAACAAGTATCTTTTCTGGATTTAGAGCAGAAATCAGAAAAAAAGAAATTATATTTAAATTTAAACAAAATATAGAAAATCATTTTAAAAAAGAAATATCATACTTAACGTGTAAATTCCACTTAAATCCATCTGTGAGTATGCATGGATTTCCACATAATGATTCAGATTCAGAAACTGGATTCGCAGGAGTTGTATACCTTAATGAATTTGTTCCAATTCAAAATAGTGGAACAACGATTTATCAAGATCTACCTGCAGGGAAGATTATAGAAAATTATATTGAAGACTATCGCTTTAAAATGGAGATTGCATATTCTACATCGTTAAATCCTCGAAATTCATTTAAACTTAAATGCTCTGAGGAGTGTTTAGAATTTAAAAAGAATCTATTGACTCCAATTGTCACAGTAGATAACATATTCAATAGACTAGTTTGTTATCCATCTAAAGTTCTACATTCACCAGATTTTTACTTTGGCGACAAAAAAGAAAATAGTCGATTAACTTTTGTATTTCATGGTGAATTTAATGCAAACTAAAGAAGAATTAGAGCAATGGTATTCGAACCCTGATCCTTGGGCATATGAAACCACAACAGACGATCTTTTTCGAAAAGATTTTTTGTTGAATATGCTTCCTATTCGATATCGGCGAGCACTAGATATTGGATGCGGTGAAGGTTTTGTTACTCGAGATTTACCCGCTGAAGATATTCATGGAATTGAAATATCAGATCTTGCTGCATCTCGTTTGCCATGGAATGTTAAAAGAGTGAACGAGCCAGAAGGCTTGTATGATTTGGTCATGACCACTGGGACTCTATATGTTCAATATGATCATCAACAAATCATACAGTGGATTCAAAGAGCAGCATGCCGTCATATTCTAATTGCAGGAATTAAAGATTGGCTGATTCCACATACGTTTGGAACTCTAATTGCAACAAAAGAATTTCAATATAGACAATACACACAATTGGTGACATTATATGAAGTTGGCGCACAATATTGGAACGACACAGCACCCAAACTATAACACTCGTGAGCAAATTCTTGCTTGTAACGAACCCATCGGTTTTGATGGGATCTATATGAGCGTTTATCGCAATCATGATGTTCTTGCTGGTAAAACTGGCATCATGTTTATCATGGGTGATTATGTTGGTGGTGATAATTCATTCGACCTTCCTAATGTACCGAAGTTCGAAGAGTATTGTAATTATGAAGAAGTTTGGGAAATGTGCGACAAGTATGGCTTTGAGATGGGATGGCATACATGGTCGCATCGAGACTTGACTAAACTGAGTAAAGACGATATAATTGAAGAAATCACTCCACCAATGGGAATGACGATGAAGTATCTTGCATACCCTTATGGCAATTATAATGCTCTTGTAATTCAATGCGCAAAAGAACTTGGGTATGAGAAAGCATACTCAGTCACTCAAGGTTGTCAGGATCCGAATGATCCCAACTATAATTACAAGATTTATCGCGACTATATTCGATGAAAAAAGAATATGCTGAAAAGGGAGTTATAGTTATCCCTGATGTGTTTGATTCTCGAGAATGCGAACAGATCAAGCGCGCAGCATATTCTACTCGAGATATTGACATTACACGCTCAGGATATCCTCATGCACCGAGCGAGCAAATTTATAACAAAAAGTCATTGATCTTTTTTCCCGCTCTCGCTAATATTGTATTGAATCAATTTCGCATCAGCAGTAAGATGACAGAATTGGTTCGTGAGTTTATCGGCGACGATGTGCGGCAGATAAACAATCAAGTCTACTTTCGAGAGAAAGGCGATTTAGATGAATTCGCCTGGCACCAAGACATAATGTTCCGAGAAGGACATTTGTTTAATGGTGATGTTGAAGATGATTACTTTCAGACTATTATCGCTGTCGACGATATTACAGAAGATAATGGTGCGATAGAATTCATCGAAGGTTCTCACAAAACAATGAGGCTACCTGCACCCCAAAACTTACGAAAGTTTGAACGTGGTGAATTAAAAGGAACAAAGTATACTGCAAGGAAAGGTAGTGTATTGATTTGGTCGGTGATGATTGTTCATGGAAGCGAGCGCAATAACTCAAACTCAGATCGTATGACTTATATGAATGGCTTCTGTCGAACGAAGGCTTGTACTGCATATCCCCATTATTTAATTAATGGAGAGGTCGTACCAATAATCGATCCAACAATGATACCATGATTACAGTAGTTATTTCTTCTTATAGATACGGTCATTTGGCTGCGCATTGCGTAGAGTCTATTCTCAGCCAAAATGTTGCACCTAAAAAAATAATGTTTGTGGATGATGGTGTTGGCGATTGCAGACATATCCTTGATCATTATCCTGAGATAGATTTTTATGAAAATGCTGAGAATCTCGGTACAGTACAGAATTTTCAGCAAATGCTTGAAGAAGTCAAAACTGAGTATTGTATGTTCATTGGTGCTGATAATTGGCTTCGATCAGATGCAATCGGATTATTTCTTGATATGATTGATTTAAAAAATCCTGATATCATCACCTACGATATGATTCTCACAGGCGAATTAAAACAAAATAGAGTTAAATATCACCAAGAAGAAATTTATAGATTTGAAGGTGACTATTACTGGGATCGAAAAGACAAGCATCATGGATCTATGCTATATAGAACGAGTATTGCAAAATCGGTTGGTGGATATACTCGACTCAATTACTGGTCGCACCAAACACAAGAAGATTTGAGTTTATGGAATAAAATGATGAGCGTCGGTGCGAAATCTTATCATATCAGTTTACCATTAATATACTACCGACATCATCGCGAAAATTATAATAAATATTGAGAACGTTTTAAATTTAGAGGCGAAAAATAATGTTACCACAATTAAAGGTTTATACAACTATTGATGATTTGAAATATTTAATGTTCGAACAACCAGATGTAATCTCAGATCAAATTAAAATACATGGTTCTTGGAACGGAAATTTATTAGAATTGGTAGATGTGGTCATCAAGAATCAAGGTTCTGGGTTAGTGATTGATATTGGTGCTGGATTCGGAACTTTTTCTGTTCCACTCGCAACTCTAAATTACTCTAAATTTAAATTCGCGGCGTTCGAACCACTCAGAATTATCAATCTTCAATTAGCAACAAACGTTTTATTGAATCACTTAGATAATGTCAAAGTCTTTAACGTGGGATTAGGCGATAAAGATGAATCTGTAATCTTCTATACACTAGATTATGAGACAAACGCTAACCATGGTTCCTTTTCGTTTAATCATGAGGTGAATGAAATTCGAGGTATCATACCAACAGACTCAAAAGAGTCTTACGAATTCAGAAGATTAGATTCTTATCTTCCTGAAGATGTTAAATTGATAAAACTATCAGCCCCAGGAATGGAACTAGAAGTTTTAAATGGTGCCAAAGAAACAATTCTAAAAAATAATAATCCACCTCTTGTTTTTGAAAATTGGGATGTTGAATGGTACAGAGAGAAAATTGATGCAGTATATGCATTTTTGAATGAAGTCGGTTACCAAGAATACCATGAAGTTGGTGCCTATGTCATTGCATTTAAAAATGCTGAAGAGAAGAATCAACTCTTGAAAGAATCGCGCAATAATAATATCTTTACCGAATTTCATATCGTAGAAAAAGAACACGATGCTGTTGAAACACTCAAGGATCAAAAACCGTTAATTATTTGATGTATTTAATATGAAAGTTTCTGTTATTACACCCACAACGGGTAATCCATTCCTTGGTGAATGTATCGCGTCAGTTCGTGCGCAAACATATAAAAGCGTTGAACACATTGTAGTGGTTGACGGAAAAGAACGTTGGCAAAAAGCAGACGAAATTTTATTGGCTGCTGAATTTCCCAACGGAACGAATGAGCATGTTTGCGTATTGCCCTATCCTACAGGCACCAATCGTTACAATGGTCATCGCGTCTATGGTGCTGCCACTTATTTCGCAGATGGCGATTATCATCTCTGGTTAGACGATGATAACGTTCTTGAGCCAGATCACATTGAAAAATTGGTCAAACTCGTTCAAGAAAAGAATCTAGATTGGGCATATTCGCTCCGCAAAATAATTGACAAAGATAACAATGTTCTCTGTCTTGATGACTGCGAGTCATTGGGTATGTGGGCAAGTATTCTTCATCCGCAAGATTTCTTTGTCGACGTCAATTGCTATTTCGTCAAGAAAGAAGTTGCTGTGCAGATTACACCAGTCTGGTATCGTAAGTTCCGCGAGCCTGGTCAGATGGAAATCGATCGTGCGATTGCTGCAGTGCTCATGCATGCAAATAATAAACTAAAATTTGACTGCACTAGGGATTATACGGTAAGATATCGTGTGGGTAATACTGGTTTATCAGTACAAGCAGAGTTTTTCATTCAAGGTAATCAAAAGATGTTACAAAAATACAATGGTGAATTGCCATGGAAAAACAGTTAGCCATCATTGTTGATAAAATCAGTGCCGCGATTGATGTTGCTGAAAATATTAAATTGTGTTTAAATGATAAAGATTTAGGAGCACCAAAAAATTTAAGCAAAGAAAATATAGAAAGAATATCCCGCTTGAATAGCATTCAGATTAGTTCTTCAACAAAACGGATTAGTTTTGACAAGATGTTTTTATTAAATTCTTTAGTTGATAATACAACAAAATTATTGCAAATAGGAACTCGTAGAGGGTCTGAGTTAATTTCTGCCATTTTTAAAAATTTACCAGAAGAAGTAATAGCAATTGATGATTTTGGTGGAAAAATATTCTCAGACGACATTAAAAAAATTTTTATCAATAATTGTAAATTAAATGATATCAATTTTAGTTATAACAGTAATCATACACTCATTGAAAAACATTATCTGAACCTTGGGCTAGAAAAAGAGTCAATAAAAAAAATTAATTTGTTTTTTAATTTTGGAGAATCCAGTTATTCAATAAACAAACAATTAATACCATACTATTATGATTGCTTAGATAATACATTCACATTTGTGACAGATTTTTGGAATAAGCCATCTGCATCAGAAGCATTGCAAATTTCAATTAAACAATGCAATTTAAACTTGATTAAAGATTGGCATATGAGTAACGGTGTGTATATTGCAACATTTGAGAAATAACTTATGAAAATCATTAGAGAAAAAATTTATAGAGATCATGATCCATATCTTGGATTGGAAGTTCTTCCACTAGATGCGCAAGGCTGGTCAAGCACTAGCCATGTATTCGAAGAAATTATCAAAGAAATTAGTCCACGTTTAATTGTTGAAGTTGGAACGTGGAAAGGTGGATCTGCTATTCATATGGCAAAAACATGTCTTAAGTATTACAACGATTTCGAAATTGTTTGCATTGATACTTTTTTGGGATCAGTAGAACATTGGGTTGATCAAAAAGATCTTCTATTCAAGAATATTAAAAATGGTCGACCAAGAATCTACGATCAATTTTTGTCGAACGTTGTCCATAATGAATTGCAAGATTATATTACTCCACTTCCTGTTGATTCAATTAATGGTCACGAGATTTTAACTAAATTAAATGTTGAAGCAGATCTAATTTACATCGATGCAGGACATGATTATATGTCTGTTCGATTAGATCTTGCGCATTACAGCACGCACCTTCGTCCAGGTGGTTACATGCTTGGCGATGATTGGTTTCATGAGCCAATTAAAGCTGCAGCATGGGACACGTTTGGTGAAGATAAAGTCATTGAAAAATCGAGAGATAAATTTTTATGGATAAAGTAAAGAACCCATGTATCGCATCAATCTTTATGCGAAACATCGATGAGAAGACTGTTTCTCTACAGCAACAAGTCGTAAAGAAATTTAACAAATCTAACATCATGCATTATCCAGTATTGACGGAAGCCAATCCTGGATACACGATGGATAAACTTGTTGACATGCTTGAGAAAAACGGACATGATGCAATCATGTTCTTGGATATTGATTGCGTTCCGCTGAATGATACTGCTCTTGATTATTTCTTCGAGCAAGCATATGCTGGCAAGATTATCGGCGATGCTCAGCGCAGCAATCATATTCAAAATGATCAGCATGTTTTTGCTGCACCGCATAATGTAACTTTTACGATTGAACTTTATCGCAAACTTAACAATCCTTCTTTCATGCCAAACTATCGTGGCGACGTTGCAGAAGAGTTGACTTTTAGAGCGAGAGAGGCTAATATTCCTATTGAGATCGTAATGCCATTGCGTTACGATGCCCCACCAATTCGTATGGATTGGGAATCGAAAGATCTCCCACCATACTGGGATCTTGCTGATGGCATGCCGAAGTATGGCGTTGGTACTACATTTGGTAATGATAGTGGTGATTTATTCTGGCATAACTATCAGATCTTCCATCCTGAACAACAGGAACGTTTCTGGAACAAATGTGAAGAATTGTTAGGGTAATGGATATAGGATTCGAAAAAAAAGATCTTTTTGATTATGACATATCTGATATAAAAAAATATGTACTTAAATTGAATCAATTTGATTGGGAATTTAATCAGATGCGACAAAAGATGTTTAAATTAGATCATGGGAAAACGGAATCGATCATATTCATTTGGGGTGGATCAAAACAAAAAACATCAACATCAAAACAATTTATTGACGCAGTCTATGATGCTGCAGAAAAAATTAAAACTTATTATGGTAATAATGCTCGGATAATGACTTTGATGTTGACTAAATTGTATTCGCATTGTAGTATACCAGAACATTTAGATGGTGGTATGTTGGTGAATATACATCGATGTCATTTGCCAATCATCACCAATAAAGATTGTGATTTCTTTATTAATAAAAAGAAGTTCTTTTTTGAAGAAGGTAAAGTTATTGAATTTAATAATACCATGCTTCATTCAGTTATGAATAATTCAGATGTTGATAGGGTTCATTTAATTTGTGACATTTACTCATAGGAACTAATATGGCAAATCGTAGTGACTTTTTTAATGCTAAACTTCCACGCAGCATCAAGCGTTCGCTTGCTATGGCTGAAGCATATGGTTGGATTAAAGATAAACATGAGCGTGGTTATCTTCGAAGATCAATGATTGCTGCTCATTCAAATCATGTTGGATTTAAACTCAAGCGTCATAGCACTGAGAATCGTGACGCAAGTGATGGTGAATGATGAATTCGCTATCTGAACTCAAAGAATTTTTGATCAGTAAAGAAATTGAGATCAAAGAGTTCAATGGATGGTCGTTGAAGGTTGGTAAAGATACTTGGGTCATGAATCATGGTGTATTTTACAGAAATGGTATGACTCAAAGTTTAAAAGAAAAGGGTTTATTTGATAATTACAAAAGGAAGGTAAAAGCAAATGTCGAACATCAAAGCACTCAAACTCGCAACTGGCGAGGAATTAGTAGTCGAAATTATCGTTGAAAACGATGAATTTGTAGAGTTCAAGAATCCAGTTGCTGCTGTTCTTCAACGCTCGCGTCAAACAGATGGTGCTGCTCTTGGTTTTATGCCATGGATGCATTCATCAACTGGTCCATTCTTGGTTAAAAAGAATATGATTGTTTGCGTTGCGGAACTTGCCGAGGAAGTGAAAAACGGGTATAATCAAATCTTCGGAGCAGGAATTATGGTTCCACCGCAGCAATTAATCACGGGGTGATATGTCCGATTTTTATACCAATGTCAGCGTCTCTGGTCGATATATTCTTCTAAGAGGTGTTGAGAACGATAAGAGGGTCAGACGGAAGGTTGAATTCCGTCCGACCTTTTTTCTTTCCAGCCAAGAGAAATCTGAATACACAACTCTTGCTGGTGAGTATGTAAAACCCATTCAGCCTGGAACGATTCCAGAGTGTCGTGAATTTTTAGAGAGGTACGAGAGTGTCGACAATTTTCCTATTTTTGGGAATAATCGCTATGAGTATGCTTATATTGCTGATGAGTATCCTGACGATATTCTTTGGGATGTCAGTAAAATACTTATTGCCTATCTTGATATCGAAGTTGGATCCGAAAATGGATTTCCTGAACCAAGAGATGCAAATGAAGCAATCACAGCAATCAGCATCAAAGTTAAGGGTAATTATTTTGTGTTTGGTTGTGGCGATTATGTCAAGCATCGTGACGACGTGCACTATGCAAAGTGTCGAGATGAGTCAGACCTCATACGACGCTTCCTCGACCTATGGAGCCGATGGCATCCAGATGTAGTCACTGGCTGGAACGTCGAGCAATTCGATATTCCATATCTTGCAAATCGCATCACCAAAATTCTTGGTGAGGATGAAGCCAAGAAACTTTCGCCTTGGAATCGCATCAGCAAACGCGAAACGGTGATGATGAATCGCCCAGTTCAGTTCTATGATATTTCTGGAATTGCGATTCTTGACTACATCCAACTCTATCGCAAGTTCACTTATTCGCAGCAAGAGTCTTATCGTCTTGATAACATTGCTCACGTTGAGTTGGGTGAAAAGAAATTAGATTATTCTGAGTTCGAAA